TCTGAACCTTGAATTATCTGAATGTCGCCCTTATCGTCTTCAATTACAAGACACGGTATATTACGAATAGAATGTTTCCGAAACCATGGAATATCATCAGGATTTGATGAATCTTTAAACACAGGAGTGATACCCATTCTAGTTAATCTTGCCTTGAGAACATGACACGGTCCGCATGTTTTTGATGTTGCTACTATTTTTTCCATAAATTGTGTTGTTCTACCTTATAATTGTGTTCAACGAGTTCCATAATATTAACAATTCTTGATATACATCCATTATTTTTCGCAAGAGCACTCTCATGAAAGTGGCCGCAATAATGTTTTTTCGGCTTTGTTAAATTAATAAGTTTATCTATTGTAGCGCGTTCTTCAACGCACTCCGACCACAACGATTCATCTATATCAGAGTAGTGTTTGATCCCTGTCTTATCTGTTGGTCCAATCCAGCTAGGAGCTGTATGAGTAATAAGTACATCGCATTGCTCAACCTTACTCTCGTCTAACACGAGCACTTCATTAGGCCACCATGACTTATGAATAGTGCGACTTTTTCTATCGATACTTACAGCACCTCCAACGAACAGAAAGTGTTCATCGTTAATATTCATTAGAGTATAATCAGGTAGCAATTTGAGATTACTTAAGTTATGCGATCCATCGAAGTAGGCTGGGTCATCGTGATTACCTCTAATTGCATACATCACAATGTTGCGCTCAGCTAACATATCGTTAATAACTTGCAGTGAACCAACCTCTAACTTTTTAATACCTCTAAAGCCGATACCTACATCACCTACATGGCATATAACTGCATCACTACAGTTAATACGTTCAAGGTAGTTAAATAAGGTTGACCACTCGCCGTGCGTGTCGCCAAGGACAAGCAGTAAATTTGTTTTAACTGTCTCCATCTTTATTATTATAATGTAGTTCGTTAACTACACGTATTCTTGCTAAAGTTTTTCACTGCACTACGCGCGCCATTAGGTTGAAAGCGTGATTTATTCTCATTCCACACACTATGAGAAAGGATCTCAATTTCGCCACCAACTTTACCAGTATACACCATACGACCTTTCGGCCGAGTATCTGGTTGCTGAAATGCGCAAATTCGACATACAGTTAGCGATAGCTCTAAACGAGCTTCTTCAATTTTATTTCCACAGTTACAGTACATATTTTTTTTAAATTGTGTTATTTTCGTAAGCCCATTGCATTATTTCATAATGGAATTCTTTCTCTGATAGATTTTGCTTAACCTGTATGAGAGCCATAGGCTCTACACCTTTAGTCTCGCAATACACTTCTATCTTATTCATCTGAGCATCAAGTTTAAATCGATACTTACCAATAATACTCTCGTATTCTTTCATCTTGTTTATTCGCCGTGTAAAAAATAATATTTAGGTTCAATATAATCGCTCTGCAAAAAGAGATTAATTAAGAAACTTTTTTGCAACTCGTTCATAGGAGAGGCCTGCAATTTACTAGCCGCATCAGTAATATATCTTATGACATCATTAAATATAGCAACTTTTTTCTCAGTATCAACTGTATAGATATAATCATACACTACACCTTTTTGCTCTGAATCATTTACGTCAACGGTAGATATTAATCTTACAAGTCTCATTACAACTTATTATAACGAAGTTCATTATAAGCAACCAGATGTAAGTTTTGCCACATAAAACTCAACAACCTTTGTCATTGCCGCATAAAAGTCTTGCTGCGCATTAATCGAACTAATATCATTATAGTTTGTTTCGAGCATGTAGCATAGATCGTGACCTGGTCGATCTGCCACAAATTGAATGTATTCTTCTTGTTTGTATTCTGGAAACTTATCCTCGATAATACCAACAATAACATTAATAAGCTCTAAGTTAGTTAATCTCTCTACACCTGGAATATTGTACACCCACTCTTGATAGTCGTTAAACGCCACTTCAATAATTGCTTTAGCGTGGTCTTTTACATAAATCCACTCTCTAACATTATTTCCTTGACCATAAACTGGTATTTTGTTACCTGCAATAATGCTACGTAAAATGGTAGGAATAAACTTCTCATCAAATTGTCTTTCACCATAATTATTACAGCAACGCGTAACAGTGATATCTAGATTGTATGTGTTTCTATATGATAATGCAATTAGATCAGAAGATGCTTTAGAAGAGGAATAAGGCGAACGCGGATCGAGATGAGTATCTTCATTGAAGGGCTTATCTGCGATCGACGTTAAGTGGCCATATACTTCATCAGTAGATACATGAACAAACTTAGCGCCAGGTGCAAATTGTCGCAACCCTTCAAGTAATACTGCTGTACCAACAACATTCGTCTCTACAAATGACATCGGTGTAGTAATTGAACGATCTACATGAGATTGTGCAGCAAGATGAAGAATATGAGTAGGTTTAAACGACTTAATAATACTATGAACAGTACCCTCTTTCGCGATATCCGCTACAAAATGAACCAATCGATCGTCATAAGCCACATTTTCTGTGTTAGAGCCAATAGATAGATTATCGATATTTGCAATAGCTTCAATATCTCCTCGATTAAGTAGCTCTTCAATTACATGAGAACCAATAAATCCAAATCCTCCTGTTACAATTATTCTTTTTTTATACATTAGCTTAGTCCTATTATACGTGTCGTTCTGTGTTCAATCGCCTCTATTAAGTTAGCGCATTCTAGTAAGTCTTGATGAGTGCCGCAGTCAAACCAAAATCCGTCAAGCGGTTTAATCTTTACATTCTCAATGTTATTTAAGTTCCTTATTAAGTCAACAATTTCTAGTTCGCCACGAGCTGATGGTGTTAGTTCCTTAGCGAGCCTTACAGCTTCGTTAGTAAAGGAGTATAACCCTACAACAGCATTTGTTGACACAAATTCTTTTGGTTTCTCGACAATCCTTTTGAGTCGACCATCTTCTACATCTACAACACCATATGCAGTAGGGTCCTTCACCTGATATGTAAATATAGTGTTTGGTTCAGAACTAATCGGAGCGTTTAAGATAAACACATTGTCACCAAGTATTAAGACAACATCACTATCACCTATAAACTTCTCTCCAATAATAAACGCCTCCGGTAAACCATTCGGCTCAGATTGTATCGTGTAAGATAAATTTAACCCATACTGACTACCGTCTTTAAGTTGTGATTGAAAAAGCCTGCATTGCGTCTCATCTGCAGTAATAATTAGTATATCAATAATACCCATATCCTTCAGTGTCTGAAGAGGGTAGTATATCATAGGCTTATTATATACCGGTAGTAATTGCTTACTAATACAGTGTGTTAAAGGGTAGAGACGAGTACCCTTACCTCCTGCGAGGACAATACCTTTTGTCATTATGCTTGTGATATAGTTGATAATGCTTCGTTAAGAGCAGATTCTTCTGTTTGCAGATAAAATTCTGGAAACAGTTTATTGAGCTTGTCTATAGATAGTATGCAGTTTGACCTACCTGCTTTTGTATTGATATCCTCTACACTATCAACGAATACTTTCTCGCTTGCGTTGATTAGATCGTAATTATCAAGTTTTCGTACAATAGCCTTTGTTGATTGCGGCTTAGTATTAACAAAGTTAAGAGGACCTATATTATTAACATAGACTTCTTTATCGATAATGTATTGAATAAAGCTACACACATCAGGTAGATATGTTTTTGAGTTTACTAAATTAAGAAGTGTATCATACTTAATCAACTTACTCAGATAATTACGGTCACTTAGATACGGTGTAAAAGGCATTCTGACTCTAAGTGTTAAACCTGTAGTAGTTAAAATCTCGTAAAGATGCTTTGTTTTCGAATAGAAAGAAGATGCGCTACTATAAAAACCGAAATCAGGTACATCTCCCTCTGTATACAGTTTCTCATATCCGTTGTATATACAGCCAGAAGAGATATGAATATAATTTACATCAAGCGCTTTGCATGATTCCGCAATCTTAAGAGGTACAAATACATTAAGTAGTGAACACTCTTCCTTTCTATCTTCACACTCATCGACATTCGGTCTACCCGTAAAGCCAGAACAATTAACAACATACTTAATATTATTATTAGCAATATATTTTCTCAATATACCTTGATCGTGATAGTCTAACTCGTCACGCGATTTAAAATGAATACTACACCTTTGTAAGAGCCTGTTAATTTCACTACCAACATAGCCTTTACCTATAATTAAAACATTTAACATAAAACAATTATAACTATAATTCAAAAAAATCAACTCATAAATTTTCCCTTATATAATCAATAATATCATTATAATTACATTCGGTATTTTCTGAAATTGCATACTCTATTTGCTCTTTAAATAACACAGACATTTCAGCTAGCTCTTCATCATCAATATCAAGCTCAAGCAATGACGAGATATCATCAACTGTGTCTTGTATTTTTTCGATATAACTCTCTAATTTCTTTAAAACTACTTCTTTTTTCATTTACAGCTATTTAGTCTGTAATGCTCGAGTATATTAATAATATCAGTTTTTAAATAATTAAAATGGTATGGTACGATTTTATCGGCCTTTAGATAGAAGGATACGAGCTTTCTACACTTCTTACCTGTGATAAGCTCGTGCATATATGCATAGAGAGATAATTGAAGTGCATAAACAGTAAACTGACTATACATTATATGAGACACAGGATCTAATAGATATTCATCATATTTGTTCTCAAACTTAAACTCTTTGTTTGTTTTAAAGTCTGCGACCGTAAATGTATCGCCATGATCATAAATCAGATCTGATGTACCTGCTATTTTATACTCGTGATTATGTAGCATATGCTCTGTATAGACTTTATTGAACTTACTAATAGTTTCTGCACACACATTTTCGTACGTACTATACAACCATCCATAGGAACTATCAGCTATACCTTCACCGATGTAATCTTCAAGCGTTTCGTGGATTTTAGTACCTCTCTCGTTCGCATTATCGTTTTGCTGCTTCCATATATTAAGTATAAACTCTTTTGATACACCTTCCCGCTTTGCGACTCTCTCTGCATGATAATCAGAATCAAATGGCTTTACATACTTACCTAGTAGTGTAGTTACAGAAATATACTTCTCATCTGTAATTACATTAGTATAGGTATGCGAATCTTTGTCAAATTTAACCATCTAAGAATATTATAGCGTTAAAATGCAAAAGATCAATAAATAATGTTATGCCGAAAATTTCCGAACTACCAATCGCACAGCCTCTCTCGGGGAGTAACACTATCGTTGTTGTACAGGGCGGGACAACCGTGCGTAGTGCTGTTAGTTCAATTTCAACGTATATTGTCAATAATTCACTAAGCGCATATGCTAGAACAAACTCCCTAAGTGCATATGCTACTAATAATTCATTAAGTGCATATGCTGCTCTTAGTGCCAAAAATACATTCACTGGTACGCAAACATTTGCTACAAGCGCGATCAACATAGGCAGTTTACCGATTAGCGCAACACGCGCTGATAGCTTTTTTGTCGGTAAGAATGCTGGTAGTGGTGCTACAGGTGCAAATAATTCTAATTTCTTAGGTAATGGTGCTGGTAATCTTGCTACAAATGCAGGTGGTTCCAATTTCATAGGGTATAAAGCTGGTCATAGTGCTTCAAGTGCAAATAGTTCCAATTTCTTAGGGTTTTATGCTGGTAATGGTGCTACAACTGCATTTAATTCTAATTTCTTAGGTGAGAGTGCTGGTCTTAGTGCTACAGGTGCGTCTAATTCAAATTTCTTAGGTAATGGTGCTGGTAATGGTGCTACAGGTGCGTCTAATTCAAATTTCTTAGGTTATAATGCTGGTAATTTTGCTACAAGTGCAACTAATTCCAATTTCTTAGGGACGAATGCTGGTGATAGTGCTACAACTGCAACTAATTCCAATTTCTTAGGATATAATGCTGGTCTTAATGCTACAACTGCAAATAATTCCAATTTCTTAGGGCGGAATGCTGGTGATGGTGCTTACACTGCAAGTTTTTCCAATTTCTTAGGATATAAAGCTGGTAAGAATGCTGAATTTGCAAATGACTCTAATTTCTTTGGTCAGTTAGCTGGTTATGGTGCTACATATGGAAGTAATTCCAATTTTTTAGGTAAACGCGCTGGTCATAGTGCTTCAAGTGTAAATAATTCTAATTTCTTAGGGTATAAAGCTGGTGATGGTGCTACAAGTGCAAATAGTTCTAATTTCTTAGGATCTTATGCTGGTCTTAATGCTACAACTGCAGCTAATTCCAATTTCTTAGGTAAACGCGCTGGTCATAGTGCTACAAGTGCAAGTTTTTCCAATTTCTTAGGATATAAAGCTGGCGATGGAGCTACAAGTGCAAATAGTTCTAATTTCTTAGGATATAAAGCTGGTCTTAGTGCTACAAGTGCAAATAGTTCTAATTTCTTAGGGCGGAATGCTGGTAGTAGTGCGACAAATGCGAATAATTCTATTTTTATAGGGCTTAATGCTGGTAGTAGTGCGACAAATGCAAATAATTCTATCTTTATTGGTTCTAATTCTGGAGCATCTTTATCTGGTTGTATTGCTTTAGGCACTGGTGCTGTCCCTACCGCACGTAATCAATTTGTTCTTGGATCATCGTCAGTTCCGCTATCAACAACAGCCGATGGTTCTTTGGTTGTAAATGTAAACGGTGTCCTTAAAAAGATAGCTTTGCTTTCTGTCTAATTCAGACTAAATCTTGAGATGAAAGAAATATTTTTTGTTGGTGGTCTACCAAGATCTGGTAGCACACTACTCATGAACTTATTGGCACAGAATGAAAATGTATTCTGTACCCCTACTTCTGGATTACCAAATTTATTAAACAGTATTAAGGTTTCTTGGTCTAACATACTGGAACACCGTGCTGATAAAAATGCTTCTGCTGACGAAAATTTGAAAAGAATACTCAATACGATTCTTTATAATTATCACAACACCGATAAACCATTTATCTTTGATAAATCGAGAGCATGGGGTCATAATATAGAGATGATCGAAGCGATAACAGGTAAAAAAGTTAAAATTATCGCTCCTGTAAGAGATATAAAAGATGTTTTAGCTTCTTTCGAGTCTTTATACAGAAAAGGTTCGTATAAATTTCCACCTCAAGGTCCGATGCCTCAATGTGTGACAACTCAAGGTAGGGTTCAACACTGGGGTAGCTTAGAAGGTGAAGTCGGAGCAGCATATGCAATTCTAAAAGATGCATTTTTAAGAGGTTATAGCGATAGGTTTCTTTTGATTGATTACGATTACCTTACACACAATCCAAAATATGTTATGGATAGAGTTTGGGAATTTTTGGATATTCCTAAAATTGAACACGATTTTAATAATATAGTCAATAAAACACCAGAGGACGATACAGTATATAATTACATCGATTTACATACAATAAAAAATTCTATCATACCTTCAATATCTAAAGCAAATGAGATTTTGGGAGAAGATATATGTAAAACATTAAAAGGCTATGAGTTTTGGAAAGAGTAGACATATCATCACGTCTAACTATAAATATCATATATGTCAATCTTAACTGATAACAAAATTCTTTCCGTTGCTCCTGTAACTCCTGAAATGAGACAACAGAGACTCAAAGCTGTCGCAAATAACATTGTAAACATAACCCGCGATACATTTAATAATTTAGTTCATGTACAGCGTAGAGGTATTGATCTTGTATGGGCAAACGATAGCTTTACTCCTCAAGAAATCCTAAATGAGCTTGGAGATCAAGCACCAGCTATCTTTGTAATGCATAAAGAGCTATCCGAGTTTATTACTGATGTTGCTGCTGCGAATAATGTTCAAGTTGATCTCAAACAACCTACACACAACTTTACACTAGTAGATAATAATATTATTGTAGGAGATAGACTTTAATAGTACTCTCCATATATGTCTGTATTGTTAACAGACATATCAAATACTTCATCCTTAGATATTGCGTTTATATTACCTGGATATGACTTAGCAGGTGATGCTGAGACACCAGGTATAGTAGACGATATAATACCTGAGAAAGCATTGTCGTAAACTTGCTGATTTTGCTTCTCGAGAGGCGCGCCAGGTTCGAATGAGTACATAAATCTCTTAGCACGTAATCTATAAACATAGTGACCAAGTACTGGGTTAAGTGTAGCTACATCTTGGTCAGTTCTCTCTGTAACTTCATAGATTTTCGCTCCTCTACCATTAGGTCTATCACATCCTAACGGCCATACCTCGATCAAATCACCAGACTTTGGTTCGACAGATTGACCTGTAGATGTATACACGTCTTGTGCTGAATAACGTGCTGTACTAAAGTCATAGCCACCTGTTTCGAGTGTTAATGAATCAATGTTAGCAGGAAAATTAAATCCTGGTGTAGCTGATTGAGCTTGTACATAAGAGCGATACGCTTCATAGCTAGATAAAGCACCAGTCTGTGTACGAATATAAAAGTCTCTGTTTGCTATCTCATCTTCGAATGTTTGTATATGCACAAACCCTGTAAACTCATCATCAGGTGCAAAACCAAACTTAGAGAGCTTAATTGCACCATCTGTTAGCTCAATATACATCATGAGTGGAACAGGTCCATAAAATACGGCTGTAGGTTGCGAGCCATAAAAGGTATCGCACGCTGAAAGACTAAAAGAGTGAATATAGTAATTAACTGGAATACCAAAGTTGTTTATGAGGTCTTTAAAAGCCATATCATAAACTAACTGCTCACCCATTAGATTTGCAGGGTTAAATAATTGACCGCAATTTGGGTTTGCGACTGCGGCAAACACACTATCAATAGTGCACTCAGATCTTGATGTATTACAGCCCATATAAGTTATTTAGTTGTTACCTTACCATACTGCTGTCCATCTTGGCCGATATACATTTCTACAGTAGAAGAAGAATTACCTAGATGCTTGGTTTCTCCAGGTTGAAAAGTTATATTATAAGATTTAAGTAAGTTTAGTAATACTTGACCTGATATATTACCTGTTGGAATATCGTAACGAGGTTTATATTCCTTTCTAACGGTATTAATATTTTTTCTCATGTGCATACGATCATAAGACTTGCCGTTAATACCTGATTTAAGGGATACTAGTCCACTATGCAGTGCGTTTTCCTTCTTTGCATATTCAAGTAGGTAGTACTCTTTAAAACTCGTCATATCTATATTTATACAAAACGGGCTTGGTTATACAACCAAGCCCGTCTCTTAATTCCTTGTCTTAATTAAAATTATTGCTCAAAAAGAGAACCGCCTACTTTAAGCTTACCAACTTTGTTGCTTTTGCCCATGTTAGGTTGCTTAGCATTAACAAGCGCGTGACCATAGTCACCGTCGTTACCTACTTTGTCTGTGTATGCAGAGCTAGCACCGCCGGATTGAACTTTAAGAGTTCCAACTTTGTTGTTCTTACCCATGTCAACTTGTTTAGCATTGACAAGAGTGTGACCAAGTTCTTCTTCGTCTTCATCGCCGAAGTCATCAGCATTAAAGTCGTCATCTGCATTTTCGTCTTCCATGTCGAAGTCACCTTCGTCGCCGAGGTCTTCTTCACCACCTTCAAGAACACTCATAAGAACATCGTGAAGCTTTTGTGCAGTTGCGCGGTCAAGTGTGAATGTAACTTCACCTTCACTAGCAATATCAACATCAACATCACCTTCATCGTCAATGCCGAGAGCATCGAGTTCTTCAGCTTCGCCCATTTCACCACCCATTTCAGGAGCACCTGGGGTCATAACATTTTCGTAGAGTCTATCAAACAAAGATTTTTTTCTCATAAAATTATTTATACTTCTTTCTGCCATTTTTTGTGATTCTGTTGTCAGTTTTTTCTTCTTAGTTTTTGATCCATCTTTTTTGACGGTATCATAATCAGGCTGAGATAAAACATCGATATCATATAGATTATCACTATCATCCTCAGTGTCGCGTCTATCAACCACTTTCTTAACATATCCTTCTGTATCATCAGGGCCTCCTTTAATGAGAGGCGCTTCACCGATTTCACCAGGTTTAACCTTATTATTGTGTTTAATCTTACTCTTCATTTGATTGAGAGATTCACTATATATTTGACCGATTTTAAAAAAGTCGCTTTTAGACATAAGTATATTTATACCTTTATGGCCAGAAAGACAGACAAAACAGAGTTTTACCTCGGAAATCCAAATTTACCTGCTGCAGATGCAGTTATTAGCTACGAGCCATGGATGATAAAGGAGATAAAAAAAGCGAAAGAAAACATCTTATATTTCGCAGAATCCTTCTTCTTTATTGTTAATCTAGATAGAGGTAGAGAGAAAATTAAACTACACTCATGCCAAAAACGAGCTGTACGTAAGATGCGTGATAATAGATTCTTTATTCTTTTAGCATCTCGACAGATCGGTAAAGCACTGGCACTAGATACACCAATACCGACGCCTAGTGGATGGACGACGATGGGTGAATTAAAAGATGGTGATAAAGTTTATGGGCTGAATGGCAAGCCGTGCAATGTTGTTAAGGCTCATGATACACTATACAATAGAGAGTGTTATAAGATTACTTTTGATAATGGTGATGAAATTGTAGCTGATAGCGAACATTTATGGTTTACGCAGACGCGAGATGATAGAAGGCATAATATACCTGGGAGTGTAAAAACAACAAGAGATATACTTGAGACTCTCAACACATATGGAAATGAACCAAATCATAGAATTCCAACGTGCATTACAGGTGTAGATGGTGTGTATAAAGATCTTCCTATATCTCCTTATGTTTTAGGTCTATGGTTAGGGGATGGAGCATCAGCTAGCGGAAGTATTACAGTTGGATCGAGAGATATAACAGAGATAGTAGAGAGACTTCAATCAGACAAGCAATTTAATAAACTTATCGTAAAAGAATATAGGACAAAAGTTTTCACACTGAGACCAACCGTACAGACAGAGGTCAAATCTAAAAGCTTATCAGCTATACTAAAACAATCTAATTTAATAAACAATAAACATATACCACAGGAATATTTGCAATCAAGTAGAGAGCAAAGACTGGAATTGTTGCAAGGTTTAGTGGACAGTGATGGATATGTATCTAAAACAGGTGTTTGTCAGTTTTACAATACGAATAAGACTCTTGTTACCCAAGTAAGACAGTTAGTAGAGAGTCTAGGCTACAAAGTTACAGAGAAAGAGTATATACCGAAGCTTAATGGTGTAGAGTGCGCTCCAGCAAAATCGATAACATTTACACCAATAGAGGATGTGTGTTATCTCAGCTTTAAGAAGCCGCGTATAAAGCACAGAGATAAGCAAAACAATACCAAGTTGCGAGCTCAATGGCATTATATTAAAAATGTCGAACTAATTCAATCGCAACCGGTACGATGTATAACTGTAGATAGTGATGATAGCCTATTCCTTGCAGGTAAGCACTATATACCAACACACAATAGCACGATGATGACCATATATGTTCTCTGGCAAGCGTGTTTTTGTGACGATCAACGAATACTTCTTGTAGCTAACAAAGAGGCTACTGCTATTGAGATCTTTCAACGTGTGCGACTAGCATTCGAAGAATTACCTGTTTGGTTAAAACCAGGTGTTAAAGAGTATGGTAAGACTTCAATGACACTAGATAATGGTAGTCGTATAGGTATATCAACTACAACAGGATCTGCAGCTAGGGGCCAGTCTGTGAATGTTGTTGTTATTGACGAGATGGGTCACATTGAACCTCACCTTATGGATGAATTTTGGAAATCCGTCTTCCCGATTATCTCATCATCAAAGAAATCAAAGATATTCGTGTGTTCTACAGCGAATGGTACTGATAACTTATTTTATAAGTTATATGATGGAGCTGAGAAGGGTGAGAATGGCTGGGCTCATGATAAAATTCTATGGAATGAGGTACCTGGTAGAGATGAGAAATGGGCTGAGACTACGAAAAAGACTCTTGGATCAGCAGAAGACTGGGAGCAGGAGTTTAATTGCCAATTCCTCTCATCTGGAGAGTCCTCTATAGATCAGGCATTATTTGCAGATATGGCTCAAAGATGTTCAATTGCGCCTATTATATTAGATGAAGGACATTATAAAATATGGGAAGAGCCAGATGCATCTAAGGTTTATATCGCTGGTGTTGATATTTCTGAAGGTGTAGGTCTCGACGCTAGCGTCATACAGCTATTTGATATAACTGACCTTAGAGATATTAAACAAGTAGCTGTATACCATAATAGAAATATTCCCCCTCTCGAATTTTCTAATAAGCTCCATACTATACTTAAGAACTGGGGATCGCCTCTAGCTTTGATTGAGCGTAATAACTGCGGAGCTCAAGTTGTTGATAGACTTGCATTTGACCTTGGCTATACAAAGGTAGTTTCACATGGAGCTAAAGTTGCTGGACGCGCAAAGCCTCAAATGGGTATGATTGCTCACACCAATACCAAATCGATGGGTGTACGTAACATGAGATACTTTGTTAACGAGCTCAGAACTGTAACTTTCAGAGATATT